AAGCGTGATCTACATGGGAGTCAGTTTAGCAGTACACTTTATATTGTTGTTTATGGTTACATTCACAGCGGCAGTCTTCTATGAAGCAGAACGCAAGCAATCGACATGGTTGCTAAAACTAAGAAAAGAGCAACAATATAAATAATACATTCAGTGAAGCGTAAAGTAAGTTTGTTTGGACAGGGGTTCAATTCCCCTCGCCTCCACCACAAGCACATTAGTGTCCAGTTAAGTTTGGAACACATCTGATAAAGTGGCTAGTGTGTTTCTGTTGGGGGCGTTCTGGATTCGACAGGCGAATTGAGGTTATGTGGAGAATCAGTCAATGCTAAAGACTGTAAGGGCTGAGAGTTCTCGGCTAAAGAAGCATTAAAATAATCGCAAACGATAATAATTTTGCACATGGTGATTTTGCCCTAGCGGCATAATCTACCGGGGTGAGGCTCGCCTAGCAACAGAATGAGCCACCGCACTTCTGTTCTCAGAAGTAGAGGTAGACATACCCGAATAGGAATTCAAAAATGTCAAACTTAACGAAAGAGGAGAAGTGTGGCTTGGTTCACCACTAGCAAGGATTGCTGAGTAACAGATGCAGTTGGCATTGCCACGATAAGCACAGTTACAACGAACCACTTCTTTTAATTGATATGGAACTTATACTATGACAACACCAACAACAAACTCAATCATCATCCCATCATCAGATGCAGACAAGCAACGCATGAAAGGTGCAATGGATGAAATCAGTAACGCATATACTCGCATAGAAGCAGAACGAGACTTCATTAAAGAAGCCGTTATTGCCCTTGAAGATGATGTAGGCATTCCAAAGAAGTACCTATCAAAGATGGCTCGTATCTATCACAAGAATAATGTGAATGAAGTTGTCGCTGAAATCGAAGATATCGAAGCATTACTAGAAACCATAGGATAAAGTCATGACTATTGTTCAAACATTCTTTAAAGAAGAAGAAACTGGTCGAGCGCAAGCAGAAATTCACGACACGCCTCAAGGGTTCATGGTTAAGTATTATGACACTCGTGGTAGTCTTATAAGAGAAGAACTACACGCAGGTAAGAGCCTTCAATACGCAGAAGATGCCGCAGAGAACTGGGCTTTAGGGATAAAGGTGCTACATGGGTGAGAAGAAAGAGTTAAAGGCACTTCAAAAACTAAACTCTGAGCGAATAATGAATGAGATAGCGGGGTACATCGCTGATGGCGTACCTTATATTGATGCTGTGGTCGAGTATGCTGAGAAGAATAGTCTTGAGATAGAGGTTGTTGGTCAGATCATTCGTAAATCGCCTCTACTGAAAGCAAACATCTATCGTGAAGCTGAAGAGTTAAACATGGTCGAGAAACTTGTGAGATTGCCTGTATGAGTTCTATGTATTCTACTAGAGATGCGTTTGAACTCTATAGTTACTACATGGCAATCAAGAAGCATTTCACATCAACTTATGACTTTGTGAAGTACGGCGGTAAGATGAGACTTACTGTCGATGGATTTGAAAATAGAAAAGACAAGTTCTTTTTCTATAAACTATCTAAGAGAAAAGATGCTAAAGATTTTATTCTAGCGAATATATTGAAGAAGCCTGATCTCTGGATTGGCAACTTAATAGACAGTCACGAAGCAGATGAAGTCTATACTGAGTGGTCAAAAAGGCAACAGTCATTGTCTTACACATTTAAGAACGATTTAGATGAGTTAGACGATGACTTCAATGCCAACATTGTTGTCGAAGATGGAGAATATCCAAAACTCTTATCTCTCTTCAACAGAAGAAGGGTATGCATTGAGACATTGATTATCATTGATGAACTCACTGGATGCTTTAAGTATTGGGAGAAGACTATTCGTGACACTATAGTTTTCCCTGATATAAATAAGACTGTTAACAACTATAAACCCTTTTTAGATTATGATAAAGTGAAAATGAAGAAAATAGTACTTGACAAATACAGCAACACCTAGTATAATAGCAACCATACGAGAAATATAAAATCGTAAATACAACGCAAATATGGAGAACATAATATGTCTTTTGCATCATTAAAGAAAAACCGCACGAACTCTTTTGATAAGTTGAACTCTCAACTACAATCAATGTCAAATCAAAAAATGTCCAAAGGTGACGACAACTACTGGAAACCAGAAGTCGATAAAGCTGGCAATGGCTACGCTGTACTTCGATTCCTACCTGCATCAGCAAACGAAGATATGCCTTTCGTTCGCTATTGGGATCATGGCTTTCAAGGGCCAGGTGGTTGGTACATCGAGAAGTCTCTAACAACTCTAAGTCAAGACGATCCAGTATCTGAGTATAACTCTCAGTTGTGGAACTCTGGTCATGACGAAGACAAAGAGATTGCTCGTAAGCAGAAACGCCGTCTTAGCTATGTAGCTAATGTAATGGTCGTATCTGACCCATCAAATCCTTCTCGTGAAGGTCAAGTTTATTTGTATAAATTTGGTAAGAAAATCTTCGACAAACTGAACGATGCTATGAATCCTCAGTTCGCTGATGAAGACCCAATCAATCCATTCGACTTTTGGGAAGGCGCTGACTTCAAACTAAAGATTCGTCAAGTAGAAGGCTATCGCAACTACGACAAGTCTGAGTTTGCCACTCCTGCTCCAATTTCTAACACTGATGGTGAAGCACTGTCTGATGAAGATATGGAAGCAACGTGGAACAAACAGCACTCCCTAGCCGAAATTGTTGATCCTAAAAACTTCAAGTCTTATGGAGAACTTAAAGCAAAACTGCACAAAGTTCTACAACTTGATGGTGGTTCACACGCACCCGTAAAGACCGCCGAGGACAGCAATGCGGGGATGGAGTTTCAGCCTAACTTTAAAGAGAGATCAGCACCCGCTGTCGCTCAGGCTGAAGCCCCATCCTCAACCACATCAGAGTCAACGGATGACTCTCTTGATTTCTTCAAGAGTTTAGCGGAAGACTAAGGTGATTGGTCAAAACTCAATCTAGGGTTTATGGGGTGCAAGGATGCGCCCCTTTTTTTTAATTCAAAATAAGAGGTTGTTTATATGAAAATAAGTAATCGATTAATAAACTATTTCAACAGAAAGAAGTCAAAGAGTTCTGATAAGAACCATACGAGATATCGCAATGATATCTGCAATCACTGGGACTTAGATTATGTTTCGGTAGATCAACTTGAAGAACTTCTCAAGCAAGACAATGTAGAGACTACACTGACTCGCAAGAAAAGAGATATTGATTAACTTGATTGTGATACGGGCAATGCGCTGTTAGATAATGATAAACCACCACCGCCACCCATATTGGCTACGATAGTAGTCTTATCACCACCGACATTTGTTTGAGTTGAAGTGTTACCACCAGAATTAAGATTCTGCATCATTACTGCTTGACCCTGAGAGTCTTGTGTTGCTTTTTCTTGCGATATTTTTCGTGCCTTATTTAATAATTTCTCTGGTGCTGTTTCAATACCTGCAACACCAGTAACGCCCTTAGATATCATCTCTAACTTTTCTTCTTCTTTTTGTCTTTTAAATGCTTCGAGTTTTGTTTGTAGATCGTATTTGCTACCACCAAACGAATCTCTGACTATACCCAACTTATTCATGTCTTCTTCACCCACACCATACTGAGTCATTAAGGTCTGTCTTCGATCCATATAATTGGAGCGCCCAGAATCACTCATTCTTTTACCTAATTGCGCTGTAGTGGCACCTCTATACGCTGATCTTGCTTTAGAGAACTTCGCTTCTAATTCTTTAGCTTTTTCTTTCATCATTGGGTCTTGAATATCATCTAAATCTTCAACACCCATTTGCGACATAAAGTCTTCTTTTTCTTTTTCTGCCGATTGAAGATTTTTCAAAGCACTTAACGAACCCGCTTCTTCGTCTCTAAACTGCGTTAGATTGCCTGTGCGAGTGTAATCTTCAGTTTTGCCACCTCTATCAACTGCTTCTAGTGCTTGTTCTCTCTCTTCAGCTTCTGAATCCATCATGGCTTTATCAAACAAAGCATTGTATTCTTTTTGTTTTTCTGGATCAGAGAACTTTAGTGAGTACATACCATTACCTCTGTCTTCTTTAGTCATCGTACTAGCATTTTCTTGCTCAAAGTTTTTTATAGCCTGAAAACTTGCAGTTGTTTTATCTTGTGCGGCTTTAAGTTCTGCGCTCACTGGTGTTGGAGTTTCTTGAACTATTTTAGCAGGTATTCTACCATCTGCTGTTGGCTCTTTACTTTTGTCTGGTACGATACTAGGGATTGGCTTGTCGTCAGCCTTAGTAGTACTTTCGCCTCTTGCTCGTCTTTGCTCTTTTAGTTGTAATATGTTTAGTGAGTGTCTACCCATGTTTGTTTTGATACTCTTGTCCTTCATACCTGCAATGATTTCGTCTTTTGTCATCTTTTTCATGCCAGATTTGGTCATGACGCCTGTTTTTAATTCTTCTAGCTTTTCTTCTACGTCATCTCCAACAGCTTTGATATCTGTGTCTTTTTTGCCCTTTTCGCTTGGTAAGGGTATTCCAAATCTAGCCTTAGCTATTTGGTCATACTTATTAGGTTTATCTTCAGCCTCTCCCATCTTAGGGTCTTCAACTTTAACACTTGGTGCGTTAGGGTTCTTTATGTCGCCTAAATTTTTCATATTTGGTTGAGGGTTAACAAACAACTGACCAGTAATTTCTTTTTTCTTTTTCTCTACAAATTTGAAATACTCTTCCTCTGGTACTTCATCTCCAAAAATTGCATCAACAATTTTTTCTATTAACCATTCTCCACCCATAACGCCTACTATTGCACCAAGACCACCACCAATTAAACCAGTAACAGCAGATGCTGGCGTACCAAAGCCCATAGCGGCACCAATACTACCACCTGCCATCATACCTAATGTTACGCCACCAACAGAACCTAGTGCGCCTGCTAGTTGCTTATTAACTTCTTTTTGGGGTGCGTCATTATAAATTGCTAGTGCTGGGTCAATAAGCGCAGGTATGACTGTGCCGGCAATTCCCGCAAATTTAAAGAATTTTGAATATTTTGCTAATTTTTCAGCACTTAGATTTGACGCTATACCCGAAATGGTGTTTGGTTGTGGTGTTAAATTACCACTAGCCGCTAAACTCACTCGACCCGGGTTTGGCATTTTATAAGTAGGGGGAGAAGGCGCAACAGTGGGCTTTACACTAGGCGGTTTCGAACTAAACTGAGCATCTGGTTTAACATTAGGGCCCTTAGAAGAAGATGATGACTTAGTATTACCACCCCCTTTATTCTGACCACCTTTAGTCTGGTTAAACTTCGAATTTGCGCTCGCAGTGAATTTCCTAGCTGTCTTTGTAATACCGCCGAATAATTTACCGATACCGAATGTGCCAAAGCCGAATAACAAACCATCTACGATGTTACTCATCAGGCTTGAGCCTTGTTCTTCAGCCTCTTGTCTTGCTTTTTTAGACTCTGCGGGCGGTAAGTCTTTACTCTTTCTTTCTAAATCATCATCTTCTGCCTCTCTTCGAGCGAAATCAGC